CCTGATCCGACGCAAATACTGGAAGATTAGAGATCAGATTTGCCGCCAACAAGCATACGGCAAGATACTCGAGACGCTTATAAATTATAAAGAGCCTAAATATGGGTATACCACTGTCGGGGCACTTAATCCTTATACGACAACGCTAAATACAGCAATGGGAACGGCTACGGCACACATAAGTGCGTCAGGCAACCTAACTACCAACACATTGACCCTAGGCTCTGAAACGCTAGACGCAGATACGATCAAGCACATGAAAGAGCATTTGAAAGCAATAAGAGGGCGGGTCTAATGATTGTTAGAAAAAAGAGGGGTAAGAATGAACTGATGCCCATTAAAGTCACAAAAGTTGAGCATGAGTTAGCCAAAAAGTTAGGGTTAACGATTGAGCAGTATGTAAAAGAATATGTAGCAATGATTGCAAAACAAAGACGATGGACTTGGTGGTTTAACAGATGAACATCCTCACACTAGACTTTGAAACTTACTACGCAGTTGACTTCTCGTTGACCAAGTTGACGACTGAGGAGTATGTGCGTGATGATCGCTTCGAGGTGATAGGCGTAGCCATTAAGGAGAATGACGATGAAGCTGTTTGGTTTACTGGAACTCATAGAGAAATATCTGATTTCCTTAATGGGTTTGATTGGGGTAATAGTTTCGCTCTTGCTCATAACGCTATGTTTGATTCTGCTATTCTTACTTGGATATTCGGTATTAAACCAAAAGCTTGGTTTGACACTTTATCCATGGCACGTGCATCAGATGGTATGGACGCTGGAAATAGCTTGGCAAAGCTAGCTGAAAGGTACAACCTTGGCACAAAAGGCACTGAAGTTGTTGATGCTAAAGGACTACGCAGAGCCGACTTCAGCAAAACCCAATTAGATCAGTATGGTGAGTATTGTAAGAACGACGTTAAGCTAACTTACGAGTTATTTAAAGTGTTGGTAGAACGCTTCAATACTAAAGAATTAAAGTTAATAAGCTTGACAATTAAAATGTTCTCAGAGCCAGCGCTTTGTTTGAACACTCCTTTGCTTGAGCAACATTTAATGCAAGTTAAAGCTCGTAAAGAAAAGTTATTGGATGCTTGTGTAGCAGACAAAGACACACTAATGAGTAACCCCAAGTTAGCTGAGTTGTTGATTAGCCTCGGTGTTGAACCACCCATGAAAGAAAGCCCTGCCAATGGTAAACAAACCTACGCTTTTGCAAAGAACGACGAAGGGTTTAAGGAACTTGCCGAGCATCCTGATGAGCGGGTACAGGCGATTGTTGCTGCTCGCTTGGGCACGAAGTCTACCCTTGAAGAAACCCGAACGGAGCGTTTTATTGCGATCTCTAAAAGAGGCAGAATGCCAGTACCGCTTAGATATTATGCCGCCCATACAGGGCGTTGGGGTGGTGACGATAAGCTTAACCTTCAAAATCTTCCAAGAAAGTCACTTCTCAAAAATGCAATCACAGCACCCCAGGGATTTGTTTTAATTGATGCTGACTCATCACAAATTGAAGCACGCACAGTGGCATGGCTTAGTGGGCAAAATGATTTAGTTCAAGCATTTGAGGATAAAGAAGATGTATACAAAATCATGGCATCGTCTATCTACGGAAAGGCGGAAGCAGAAATCTCGAGCGGAGAGCGGTTCGTGGGTAAGACGACAATCCTCGGTGCGGGGTATGGCATGGGTGCTACCAAGTTTGGGTTGCAACTCAAAACTTTTGGGGTGGAAATTGCAGATACGGAGGCGTCTAGGATTATTGAAATCTATAGATCTACGTACCCCTTTATCCCAAAACTTTGGCGGGAAGCTAATAGTGCCCTTGATGCCCTCAGAGTTAAAAAGACTGCGCAAGTTGGGTGCCAGCCGCAAGCACTTACGCTTACGGAGTCAGGTTTCTTACTACCTAGCGGGCTCTACTTAAATTATGCCGACCTACAAAAAGACCAAGACGAGCAATACTCGTATGCAAGTAGGCGTGGACGGATTAAGATTTATGGTGGTAAAGTAGTAGAAAACCTGTGCCAAGCACTTGCTCGTTGCATTATCGGTGAACAAATGCTACGGATTGCTAAAAGGTACAGAGTGGTGTTAACGGTGCATGATGCCGTGATGTGCGTAGTACCTGAGTCAGAAGCAAAAGAAGCATTGCTATACGTAAACGAATGTATGCGTTGGCGACCTTCTTGGGCTACTACTTTGCCTCTTGCTTGCGAATTAGGTATGGGCGTTAATTACGACGACTGTGGTAAGAAAAAAGCTATTGAAGAGTGGAACGTTTAATGGAGAACAAAGTGGAATACGCAGATTTTTATTTGCATGCAGTTAAAGAAGTTAAGGCGGCACATGATGCGCTAGTTGCCAGTGATTTTCAAAGAGCATACGACCATTGCATGAATGCCCAAGCCGAGATCAAGTTAATGAGTGGTGCAGTCAAAACTTGGATACCTGTGGAGGACGCATGAAAGACTTATCTTATTTATTAAACACTGGTGAAATAAGCAAAATACTTGGCGTCACAATATCAAGTAAGTTCATTATCGAAAAGCTAAAAATTGAGCCCATACATTTCACTAAAACAGGTTATCTTTGGGAAGACATTGACGAAGTTCGTGTCAAACTAGCTAAGTATTTAATTGATTCGGTAGGTAAACGTGCCTAACTTTACTTGGTCTTACTCGTCCATTGGTTTGTTTGACCAGTGCCCCAAAAAGTATTATCACTTGCGGGTCGCTAAGGATGTGGTCGAGCCTGAGACTGAGCACTTAACCTACGGCAAGATGGTGCATGAAGCCGCTGAAAATTACATCAAAAGTGACACACCGGTACCAGAGAAGTTTGCATTTATTGCTCCAGTATTGGATGTACTTAAAGAAATCCCGGGAAAAAAGTTATGTGAACATAAGATGGGTTTGACCGAAGATTTAGAGCCATGTGGGTTCTTTGACAAGAACGTTTGGTTCAGAGGTGTAGCCGACCTACTTATTGTTCAAGATGATTTGGCTCACATTGTTGATTACAAAACAGGTAAGTCTGCGCAATACGCCGATACCAAACAACTAGAACTAATGGCACTTGCTGTATTTAAACACTTCCCATTGGTTGAGCGGGTTAAGGCGGGACTTGCTTTTTTAGTTTGCGAAGAGTTTGTAAAAGCCCACTACATAAAACATGATGCCCCTGAGAAATGGCTACAGTGGATTCAACAAACAGATAAGTTAGCTGCGGCACATGAAAATGGTGTGTGGAACGCAAAACCAAACTTCACTTGCAGAAAGTTTTGCCCAGTAAAAGACTGTGAACACAATGGAAAAGGACACTACAGATGATCGGTGATGATGATTTAAGGGATTGCTTTGCGATGTTTGCAATGATGGGGTTATTTATGAAAGGTATTGGGTTGACTGAGGAAAGCGCAAAACAATGTTGGGATGCCGCTGATCTAATGATTGAAACGAAGTACAAAAAAGAACCCGAAGTTGGGATTGTTGCAGTCAAATCAAGGAGAAGAAAATGAAATATGTGGTTGGTATGATGCTTGGCATGGTGCTTGTCGTTAGCATGGTTGTGTCTAAAGATATTTGTGCTCAGGTCGGTCCGTGCGAGATCGTAACTATTGTCAAAGATGGCAAGATAACTAACTGCACAATATGCGGAAGCGTCGTAAATTGCATGTGATTGAGGTGCTTGACGAAGCCCTGCAATTATTACCCAAACCCATATGCTACATACCAAAGTTCGAGGATCACTATTTTGAACACGTACCTAGTCTACGACGAGAACAAAGAACTGATGCGAAAGGTCTCAAGGCGAGAAGAAGCCGACCAAATCGTAAATGGGAGAGTTGGGTGGACGTACAAACTATTACGTTGCAAGAAGAAACCGATTGACTTATCAATGCTAGAGGAGGCACCGTTCTAATGTTTGGAACAATTATTAATTTACTAATTCTATTTGTGGCTACGTTTGCCATCATCATATTCATGGCGGTGTTTGGGTTCTTTCTGTTCATCATGTTTGCCTGTGTCTATATTGGATGGGAGCATATTAAAGGTATGCCGATACCCGCTATTTGGGAAAAAATTAAAAAGGAGTAATAAATGTCAGAAAACGTACCAGCAGTAGAAGCAAAGAAACCAGCCATCCTATTTGTGTCAACCCCAATGTATGGTGGGCTATGCACAGGGGGATATGCCCTTGGATTATTAAACATGGCAAGCATTTGCAGTAAGCACGGTATCGTCTTGTACTATGCGCATATGCAGAACGAATCACTAATTACTAGGGCTCGTAACAGCTTGACTTATGATTTCTTGGCTACTCCTGACGCAACACATCTAATGTTTATTGATGCAGATATTAGTTTTGACTCACACGATATTGTGAGCATGGTTGACGCCGACAAAGACATTATCTGTGGTATATACCCCAAGAAAGAAATTAACTGGGTTTCAGTTGCAAAAGCAGTTACCGAAGGTGTTGAACCTAAAGACTTAGCCAAGCACACAGGGGCATTTGTAGTAAACCTAGTAGGTGGGGCAAAAGAATCCACAGGCAACGTTAACACCCCCATGGAAATTGATAACGGCGGTACAGGCTTTATGTTAATTAAACGTGAAGTATTTGAGGCGCTTAAAGACAAGGTGCCAACCTACACTAACGACATGTACCTTGCCACTGAAACTAACCCAGTTAAGAAAGTTATTTATGAGTTTTTTGCTACAAGTATCGACGAGTCAACCAACCGTTTGCTATCGGAAGATTATCATTTTTGCAAATTGGCTAGACAAAACGGCTTTAAAGTTTGGGCGGCGCCTTGGGCGAACCTAGTCCATAGCGGTACCTATAACTTTAGTGGCACATTGCCAAGGAGTTGAAATGATTGAGCCGATTCCGTTTGTAGGCAATGTTGATATTGAAGACAAACAAATGTCCAAAGAAGAGATTGAAACTATGCTAAAAGATATGCTTGGCGATGACCCCCAAAGCGACATAAAATACGTAGTATTGGCTGATGGTTCAGTCTATTTTTTCCGTAAAGAAGGAGATCGCTATGCCATATGTGAACAAACCCCGCCCTTACAAGAAAGAGTATCAACAGCAACTAGCTCGGGGGGAGCAGGAAACGAGGAACGCACGTGATCGTGCTAGATATGCAGTTGATAAAACAGGCGTTGATAAAAATGGAAATGGCAAAGCCGATGTGCGTGAAGGCAAAGATATTGAGCATATTAAGCCTTTATCCAAAGGTGGTACCAATAGCCGTAAAAACATCCGCATAGAAACACCAAGCCAAAATAGATCATTTAGCCGCAACTCAGACCATACCGTAAAAGTAAATAAAGCCAAACCCAAACGCAAAAATGGAAATCGTAAATAACAAAGCAATACTTATCACGACTAGACGCCCACAGTTAGTAACTGAGTGCATAAGAAAAAGTGAAATTGTTGAGACCAATGGCGACTTGCATAAGGTCGCCGTACATTGGGGTTTGGATGAAGCACAAGCACTAAACAAACTTAAGATCAAAAAAGTACCGTCGCCGATTCTGCGTGATTACAAATGGCCTGGTTTGCATAAACCAATGGAGCATCAAAAAGATACTGCTAATTTTCTTACACTAAATCAAAGAGCATTTTGTTTTAACGAACAAGGCACAGGTAAGACTGCGGCGGCAATATGGGCTGCAGATTATCTGATAGAACAAAAGCGTGTGTATCGTGTGCTCATAGTATGCCCTCTATCTATTATGCAATCTGCTTGGCAGGCAGATTTGTTTAAGTTTGCAATGCACCGCAAAGTCGGTGTTGCCTACGGCGATAGGCACAAACGTAAAGCAATCGTTGAAAGTGATGCTGAGTTTGTCATTATTAATTATGACGGTGTAGAAATCGTAGCCGACGATATTGCAAAACAAAATTTTGACTTGGTAATTATTGACGAAGCTAATGCGTACAAGACTGTAACAACCAATCGTTGGAAAACCATGAACCGTATCATTACCCCACGGACATGGATATGGATGATGACTGGTACGCCAGCAGCACAAAGCCCAACTGATGCTTTTGGATTAGGTAAGTTAATAGTCCCGCAAAACGTACCTAGATTCTTTGGTGCGTTCAGAGATCAGACCATGATAAACATTAGTAAGTTTAAGTGGTTGCCAAAACCTGATGCAGATCAAACTGTGTTTAATGCCCTTCAACCCGCAATCAGATATAAAAAAGAAGATTGCTTAGACTTGCCGGAGATTACTTATGTTTCTAGGGACGCCCCCCTTACTTCGCAACAGGAGAAATACTACAAAACGCTCAAAGACGAGTGGCTTATGGCAGCGGATGGGGAAGAAGTTAGCGCAGTTAATGCAGCGGTTAAGCTCAATAAGCTCCTACAAATATCAGGGGGTGCCGTTTATTCTGATACTGGCGCTGTTGTTGAATTCGATGTTAGTAATCGCCTACGTGTTATTGAAGAAGTAATTGATGAAGCTAGTCACAAGGTGCTTGTGTTTGTACCGTTTACTCATACAATAGAACTACTCAAAGAGCATTTGAGAGGGGCAGGTATTACCTGCGAGGTTATTAACGGACAGGTTCCTGTAAACAAACGCACGGCTTTATTTAAAGCTTTTCAAGAGCAGCCAAACCCAAGAGTGTTAATAATCCAGCCACAAGCTGCAGCACATGGGATAACTCTCACCGCTGCTAACGTGATAGTATGGTACGCTCCAGTGACATCTATAGAGACTTACTTGCAAGCTAATGCACGTATACACCGCCAAGGGCAGAAGAACCCAATGACTGTAGTGCACATTAAGGGTAGTCCCGTAGAGACACGGCTTTATCAAATGTTGCAAAATAAACTAGAAGTGCATGAGAAAATAATTGACTTGTACAAACAAGAAGTTAATAATAGTTGACAAAGTCAAATTATAGTTATAAGATGATTTAACTGGCATAGACCAGCGTTTTTAACCTAAAGGAATTTATATGGAACTAGAAGTCCAAGGCACAGTATCCGCTGAAAAACTTGTAGAAGTTTACATAAAGATACGTGATGCGCTCGAAGATAACTACAAAAGTTATATGGCTAAGAAAGCCGATCTAGAAGAGCAGATAGATGTTATTGAATCAGAACTGCTCGAACTACTCAAAGATCTTGATGCCACTAGCATAAAAACCACGCACGGTTCGGCACGCCGTAGCATCAAAGAAAGATACACAACCAACGATTGGGAACGCTTTCACAAATTTATTGTGGATCAAAATGCGCCTCAGTTATTGGAGCGAAGAATTCAACAAACCAATATGAAGCAGTTTTTGGAGGAGAATCCGGACTTGCATCCCGCCGGTTTAAATGTGGATCGCACATACGCAATTACAGTTAGGAGAAGCAAATGAGTAACGTCGCCTTATTTAACCAGCAGTTACCTGACTACCTCAAAGAGGTAGAAATTGATGATGTAACCCGTGCCTTAACGGGTGGTGGTACCGGTGTCAAACGTATTGCCCTTGGCAATAACAAGTTTATTTTAAAAGTAAACGGTGCCGAGATTTCCAAGAGCAACAGTGACAAGATGGAGATTGTTATTGTTAATGCCTCACCCAATATCTCCCGTACGTTTTACGCTAAAGCGTGGGACCCCAAAGCTGATGCTGCTCCACCTGATTGCTGGTCTAATGACGGCGAGCGTCCTGACGCTTCTATTAAAGAACCACAAAGTCAGATGTGCATGAACTGCCCTCAAGACATAGCTGGCTCAGGTCAAGGCAGCACCAAAGCTTGCCGTAAGAACCGTCGTATTGCTGTAGCACTTGCTTCAGATTTAAACGGCGACGTTTATCAAATGACCTTGCAATCCAAGTCAATCTTCTATGATTCCAAAAAACCAGGCGATCTAGATCACATGCCATTCGATCAGTACGTACGTTATGTTGGCTCACAAGGCTACAACTTAAATACGCTAGTAACTGAAATGCGCTTTGACGAAGACTCAACTGTCGGCAAACTATTCTTCCGTCCAGTGCGGTTCCTTGAGAAGCACGAGTGGGAAGTAGCCAAGAAGCAAGGCGAAACCAAGACTGCTAAAGCTGCAATTACTATGACTGTGGCTCAAGCCGATGGCGTTAAAAAGCTAGAAGCTCCTGTGGCAAAAGCTGAAGCTGGCACTGTGGAAGTTGAAGCAACTGCAATCCCTGAGCCAACCAAGCGTGTTGATAAAAAAGCCGCTGAGCCAACCCCTAAGCGTGACCTCAAAGCCGTAATGGGCGATTGGTCTAATGACGACGCAGCATGAGTCTAAGAGGGTATAGCTTTCGTCTTGTAAAAGCCAACCAAGCTGCTGATCCTGAAAACATCGGGGTCCGGCTTGGGCGGTACTGCATTACCAACGACATTCCGGTATCAACCATTGCTACAAAGTTAGGCGTAACCCGCATGACTATATACAACTGGTTTACCGGAGTTGGTGTGCCCAACAAAGACAAAGTTAGGAAAATAGAAAAACTACTTACTAAATACAACTAATGGCAATCAGAGACCTGTTGGCAGCAGTTTTGCCGCCCGAGGGAGAAGGCTGGTATTGTACAGTCGGCTTGCGGCAAGAAGGCGATAAACCACCAAGACAAAACTTCTTTCAGACTTTGGCTGATGTCGAAGCTGAAGTAAGTACACTGGTAGCTGAAAAGTATGATGCTTATTTTGCATGTGCTAAGTATGAAGATCCTAAACAAGGACGCATTCAAGTAAACGGTAATCTTATCAAAGCCTTTTGGCTTGACGTTGATTGTGGTGTAGATAAGCCGTATGAAGATCAAGCTGCAGGACTCGATGCTCTTAAACAGTTCTGCAGTAAGATTAAAGTGCCTTTGCCGACCATCGTTAATTCAGGTCGTGGTATTCATGCCTATTGGAGATTGCAGGAAGTAATCAATCGTAAAGATTGGAAGCCTGTAGCCGAACGATTAAAAGCACTATGCGAAGATCATGGTTTTGCAGCTGACCCGTCACGCACCGCAGACAATGCCTCAATATTGCGGATTCCTGAAACCTTTAACTTTAAACAAGAACCACCAATACCGGTAGAGCTTCTAGCTGTATCTAAAGAACTAGCATTTGAGGCAATCAAACAAAACATCGGGGTATTAATTGCACCTGACTGGATGCCTCGTCAACTCAATGAGATTACAAGATCGCTATTGGGTAATAAGCAAAGCCGCTTTAAAACCATCATGATGAAGACCGTGGATGGGCAGGGCTGCGCACAACTAGAAAACATTGCAGTAAACCAAGACACAATCGAAGAACCATTATGGAGGGCAGGCTTGTCGGTAGCGGCGGTCTGTGTAGATAGAGATGAAGCAATTCACAAAATATCGAGCGGGCATCCAGAGTATTCGCCTGAGAGCACTGAACGCAAAGCGAATCAAACAAAAGGGCCGTACACGTGTCAAACTTTCGAAAAGCTTAATCCTCAAGGCTGTGAGGGGTGCCAACACAAGGGTAAGATATCGTCTCCGGTGCAGCTCGGCTCCGAAATCGCTATTGCAGAAACTAACGTTATCGTTGAAAAATCTGAGGAAGGCAAAGACGAGGTTTTTGACATACCAGCCTATCCGTTCCCGTATTTCAGAGGTAAAAACGGCGGAGTCTACGTAGAGTTTAAAGATGAAGCCGGTAATGTAGATGCTGCAAATATATACGAGCACGACTTATATATTGTTAAACGGCTACATGATCCAACACGGGGTGAGTGTATTTGGTTAAGATTGCATTTGCCAAAAGATGGCGTGCGTGAATTTGCAATGCCTGTGATTGATGTGATGACTACCGATAAACTTAAAGATCGGCTTGGTTGGCACGGGGTTGTTGCAAACTCAGAGCAAATGAAAAGAATAATGGCATACATTATTACGTTTACAAAAGAACTTCAACATAGATCCGAGGTAGAAATTATGAGAAATCAGTTTGGCTGGACCGATGACAACTCCAAGTTTATTCTTGGGGATCAAGAGATCTCAGCAACCAAAGTTAGTTATAGCCCACCATCTGCATCAACAGGCACAATCTCTGAGTTTTTAAAGCCGACAGGCAACTACACTGAGTGGCAAAGAGTTATACATGTGTATAACCAACCTGGTTTTGAACCCCATGCTTTTGCTTTCTTTACTGCGTTTGGGGCACCGCTTCTAAAGCATCTTAACCTCAAGGGTGCGATTATTAACCTTATCAACAACACTTCAGGCACCGGTAAGTCTACTATCTTGAAAGCTTGCAATAGCGTGTGGGGTCATCCTGAAGAACTGATGATGCAGTGGAAAGACACAATCAACTCCATTATTCATCGTATGGGCGTGCTCAATAACCTGCCGGCTACGATTGACGAGATTACAAAGCTTAGCGGGGACACGTTCTCAGACTTAGCCTATAGCTTGTCACAAGGGCGGGGCAAGAACCGTATGAAGCAGCACGACAATGCTGAGCGTGTGAACCATACTAAGTGGGCAACCATAGCACTGTGCAGTTCAAACGCTTCGTTCTACGACAAGTTATCTTCGTTAAAGTCAACTCCTGATGGCGAGTTCATGCGTCTGTTGGAGTACAAAATCGACCTAACAGGCAACTTAACCAAAGAAGAAGCCGATGCAATTTTTAGCAAACTGTACGGTAACTATGGGCATGCAGGAGTTGAATACGCTAAATACCTAGTCAGCGACCTAGAAGAAGCCATTGATCTAGTTATGCAAGTGCAGCAACGCCTTGATAAAGCAGTAGGTTTGACAAGTAGAGAACGGTTTTGGTCAGCTGTGATCGCTTGCAACATAGCTGGTGCTTTGATTGCCAAAGACTTAGGCATCATTGATTTTGATGTTAAGCGAGTCTACGACTGGATCGTTAAAGAAGTAGCCATCATGCGTAACGAAGTTAAGGCTCCGTCGGCTACACAAAGCAGTGTCATTAACGAGTTTATTAACGAGCACCGTGCTTCAGTGTTGGTTATAAACAACGAAGTAGATTCTAGGTCTGGCATGGAACAATTACCTATTGTCGAGCCTAAGTTTAACGACCTGTTTATTAGGATTGAGCCCGACACCAAGAAGATGTTTATCAATGCTAAGCAGCTACGTGCTTATTGCAGCGAGCAACAGATCACCCTTAAGGAGATTTTGAAGGGTCTTGAAGCCGACAGGGCTTACCTAGGGCACACTAAGAAGCGCTTATCTAAAGGGACTAAGGTCGTATCAGGGCCGGTAGATGTGCACATTTTTGACCTGACAAGCCACCATTTTGAGGATGCCGAGTCTTATATACAGGCTGCTAAGAGCGTACCTGATGTTGATCCACGGTCTGAGCTTCAGAGTTAATTGGCGTAATTTTGTGGTCGGCTCGTCGTTTTTTATACCGTGCTTAGACCACAGCCATGCTTTGGAACAAATTAAACGGACCGCCAAACGCCTTAAATTCAAAGTAAAAACCCAGGTTGTTATAGAGAAAGGTATTACCGGGTTGCGAGTATGGCGGATAAAGTAGTATCATGCCGTTGTAGCCAAGGGTTTTGACTACATTTCCTTTAGGTATTAACTTGACACCCCGCCCCTCGGCGGGGTTTTTTTATCGTTCGCCGTATTCAAGCATCGGCAACAACTGAGGGATTAAGTTTTTATTTAGTCCCATACCGCCTGTCATATTTGCAAGAGCTCGGTCTTTGTAACGTTTTTCAATTGAATCGACCAATTTGTCTGGGTCTATGGCAACGCCTGGGTTAGTTTGGCTAAACGCTATCATTTTGTCTATTACCTTAGCCATCATGTTTGCATCGCCGGTATCTACCGCAATAAAGAAAGCGTTGAGTAAATCGGTGCGTCTGTTCATTATGGTTTCGTTAGCGTTCTTTGTGGCAAATGCAGCTTGTTGCTTTTGTGCAACTCGTTCTGGTGAGAAGCCAAGCATCTGAGACAAAGCTTCACGGGCGCTAATATCTTCTACTAAAGTATTACCCTTAAGGGTTAACGCTTGCCCCTCAACCATGTATCTAGTACCAACCATAACGTTCTTAATACCAGCAGGCATTAGCGCTTCAACGGCACGCTCTGTATGCCCATCATTAAAGCGTTTTACGGCTTCTGGGTAGCTAACCAGCAGTGCACCTAAAGAAGGGCCCAAAGTGTTAATAAACATGTTTTGGACGTAATCTACCTCGCTCTGGCTCTTACGCACATCTGGGAACCACATATCTGGCAAGTTAAGGTTCATACGGTCGGCAAAGTTCATGCCGGTTACTTGGGATAGTAAGCCTCTGGATATTGTGTCCCCGGCAAAGCCACCAAATGTTCTATTAGCCCAGTTCTTAAACCAGTTGTCTGCGTCAAATGGCTCGTCGTCGTCCCCAAATACAGCATGGAAAGCTGACGCCACACCTGAGAAAATGAACCACAAAGGCATGCCAGTCATGCCGGCAGTTAGGAAAGACATACCCATCATACCCAAGAACGCATCCCGTGCTTCTTTCTTTATCCCAGCTAGTTCAGCCCGTTTGTCAGCCAAAGCTTTGTTAAGCACATCTTCTGGAGCGTTTTGTAGCTGCGCCCTAATTGCGTCAAGCTCAGCTTTTTCCCCGTCCATAAAGCCTTTTTGGAACGTACGGAACATAAGCACGCACATATGCTGCGGGTATAACTTGAACTGCAGTAATACGTTGGAAATATTGCCACGGAAGTAACGTGGTTTGTTTGTACTGTTGTAGTTAAACATGGTCTCTTGGGTAAGATCCCGTGCCTGATCCAAAGCGGCTTCAAAGGCTGCTTCCGGCGTCATCTTCTTGTCGGTTATGTTTTTCTCGTAAGCCAACTCAAAAGAAGTCATGTATGAAACTTCACGGTTAAACTTCTCAGCAGCATGGAACGGCAAGCTAGCGTAGTACATAAACTTCTGCCATCTACCGGTGTAATCTTCTGAAGGGCTTTCGCCAATACTTACTGAGTCATGTACCAAAGTAGTATCAATTGCACCCCTGTTTACGCCAGCTGTATATACATCGGCTAGTGTTTTACCTTTTGGTAAGTTAATTTTGTTAGCGCCATCCCTAGTATTTACGTCAGTTAGTGTCTGTAAGTTAGCACGTGCCAAAGATAAAAACTCGTATCTATTGGTTTCCTCGTTTATGTATCCAGTACCGCCTAACATGCGTACATATTTAGAGACTACCGTGCCGACACGCTTAACACCGCCATATCTTGACCCAGCTACCGGTATGTACAGTCCAGGTATAGCCATCATATTAACTACTGCTGAAGCTGGAGACGTTAGGAAGTTTAGGAATCCAAAGTGCGTTAAGAACGTTGTTAGCTTCGAATGCTTGGGTGGTTCAAGAACGCCGCTCTTAAATTGCTTAGCAAGCTCGTTAGCTACGTCGCCGTAAACTGCTTTTTCTTCAGTTGTCGGCATACTCATAGAGCGTAGTTTTGCTGCCTCAACAATATTAAATAGGCTTGGCATGTGCTGGAAACGAGCACGTTGATACGCAATACGCTCATAGGACAAGCTAAACGCACGAAGCATATCTTGGCTAGGACCAGCTACGTTCTGACGGTGCAAGAACATTTTCTTAATACTTTCAGAAGGCAATAGCTCTAAATAGTATTGACCAAAAGCGTCTTTTAACTGCTCTTGCATTGCAGCAACTCTATCCTGCATGATCTGTGGGTCAGTGCTTTTTAAAATGTCTTCAGTGGTCTCGTCAACTAAAGCCTTGATTTTATTAAGCTGAGTTACTTCGTTTAGCTTTTGGTTAAGAACTTCATTAAACCCTTGACCAGGCCACAGTTCTGCAGCAGCCTCTTCTTCGGTGTATGTCCTTGTTTCACCAGTGTCTTTGTCTTTGACTTGCGTCTTAAGTAAACGTGCTCTTTGCTTTTCTAACTCAGCATCACGGGCAAAAGCATCCTCAAACTGCATGAAAATCTTGTTTCTGCCTCTACCAACCATTAAGAAGTAGTCGCCAAAACGCTTGATTGGGAAGTACGGTCTGATAATGCTTTCTTCAATCTCGGCTCTAAAGGCACGTACTTTGGCGTCAATCTCTTGTGGCGTCATGCTCTTAGCTAAACCAGCTTCCCTAATCCTAGCTTCTTGGACTTGGATGTACTCGTTCATACGGCGCTCGTAGAAGTTACGTACTTGCTTGTATATCTCAACAGCAACATCGCCGTCTTTGCCGCTACTCATTTCACGCCATGCGTCTTTTAAGCTAGAGCTATCGTATTTTGCTAACAGTTCAGGTAGGTCTTTTTTGCTAAGTATTTGTTGTAATTGAGGGTCTAGAATGGATGGGTCCATTTTCTCAAGCGTAGACTCAATCATTACCTGCCCTAATTGTTTGGCTTTTTCTGGGTTGCTTTGCAGTAAATTACTCCAGCGCCCGATGATTGGTGCACCTTCTTTTAAGATTGCGTTGCGAGTAGCTAGCATAGCGTCAACTTCTTTTACATATGCTTTAAGCTGAGGCATGTCTGAGCCGTATATGTCGGCTAATTGGTCTACTGTTAGTGCACCCAGTAAATACCGGCGATATTGGTTGTTTAGGCTACCAAAGAAGTTTTTAAGATTGCTTTTATCGACGCTCTTCCAGTTTTTACGCAACTGAATAGCCTTGTCTATAAAGCCTATACGTTCGCCGGGATTGAGTTTGAACGTACCATTACGCACGCTATACCTACTTGGCGCCCATAATAATCCAGGACCTTTGTTAGTAGCGCTGCCGCTATTGGCTGAGAACAATACGTCTGCGTTTGCTAGCGTGTGAAATAATACATTGTCGACTCCAAACAACTGAGCAACTAATTGAATAAACTTGGACCAAGCGGACATGTCGGTGTCCATGACTCTTTGCATTTGGCGCAGTTCATTTTGAAATGATGGTCGGCTAAACGCCTCGGCTACAAACTCGTGTAAGTTGTTGTATCCATAAGCAGCTGGGTTCTTGGTGTGTTTTTTAGCGTACCTAAACAAACGGTATAAATTAGCTAGCGCTAGGCGTTGCTTGGGGTTGAGTTCGTCTGAATGGTCAATTGCCCAGTGCGTTGCAGAATGGGTAAACTCGTGTGCTATGGCGTAGTTAGAGTTGCCGCCTCTGGTTAAGCTAAGCCCAATGGCGTTATCGTCCATAAAGTACGTGCCGGGTGCGTTCAACGAAGTTACGGCATTGTCGTAAACCTTAATAATGTCTTCCAAATCCTCTTTGAACATCTTGGGATCAATACCCAATTTGCCGTCTCTAAAGTCTTCAAAGGCTTTTAGGGTCTCTGTGACCGGCATCTTCATCTTGGATTCGTCAAAACGAGAAGCGTAAACAGCAGGTTTAACTTGTTGGAGCCAGTTAAGGATTCTGGTCTTTTGACCTTTTACACGGTCCAAGCTCTTAATTGACAGGTCATAATGCAGGTCATCAAAGCCGACGACTGTGTTTAAATTTAACTGCATTAACCGGTCGGCTAGACCAGCTAGGAATTTACCAGCCGTATTTTTAAGTGCACGCAAGGCACCTTGTACATCATTATTGGCAATTGCTTTTGTAACAGTTGGGTGCGCTGGGCTAAATAATGGATCGTTTAAAGACACTTGCTCTTTTTTAGGGCTAGTATTTTCAGCCCGATCAAACGCATTTAATAGTTCGGGAAGTCGTGATGGGTCTTTATTAAATACTGACTTAACCTGACTTGGACTAAACGCAACTACTTCTGCAAGTTCGCCGTCTCTATATTGAAGTATGCCGTCATAACCCTTAGCTCGAGCTCTGGTCATTATTTCTTTAGTAATGCCGCCTTTATCTTCCTGAGCTTTTTCAACTATGGTTTCTGCTTTGTCTCTAGGCACATCGAGCGCTACCAATAAGTCTACTGCTGGGTCAAAACGTCTATCCGTAGTATTAATAACTAATGGGTTTTGTATGTCTACAAATACTGGTATGACGTTTCCACCAACTTGCGCCGGGGCTAGCTCCCCCGTTTTATACATTGCTCTTAATTTATCTATAACTTCTTGTGGTGTTCTACCTTCAACTTCTAAAGCGTCTATTGCTTCAGGGGTAGGAATACCAGTGTAGTTATTTGCAATAAGTGGAATAGGTGTTAAGTAAATACCCCCACCTAAAGAACCTTCTTTACTTAACTTAATTTGAGTTAACCCTTCGCCTTTTGGGCCCGTTGCATTTGTACCGTGAAGTAAGGGTATCAAGCGTCCATCTGCATCTCTTACTTTGGACTTTGCAAAGAATTCAGAAGTTTCTGCTGTTAGTGGCGCAAATGATGGGCTTACAAGTTGTTTGCTAACTTGTTCAGCGTTTAACTGCGTTGGACCTTTTTTGCTTTCAGCAGCAGCCAACTGATTAAACATTTCGTCTTCATCAGCCTCTGCTTTTTTTCTTGCTTCAGCTTCAGCTTTTTTACTTAACCTAGGTTTAGACACAGATTGTGCGTCTATACCATATTGTTCTACTTTACTTTTAGCAGTATCTAAATTAGTACTTACTTCATCACCTGCACCAATTTTGTTAGCGGCCTTATTTTCTGGGCTTTGAACATACCAAAAATCTGGATCTTCTTTGCGTTTGTAGATTGTGTAACCTTGGAACGTTCTGGTCTTACCCTCAACTAAATCTTTTACCCCGGATGTGTCTACTGGTTGTTTTGTCTTTTTAGCTGCAGCAGCTTTTAACTCTGGTTTTTTGGTAACGCTATCAACTTTTTTCTTAATAATACTAATTGCCATTAATGCGTCATTGTCATATTTTTCAAAAGACTGTTTTAACTCTAAAAGATCTGCATTTGTAATTAAATTTTGATCGTATAGTTGCTGTAATTTATCAAGTTGAATACCCAATGACTCCATAATTTCAGGAGCAGCTCTAGATATGGCGCTTTCTTTTTCAGCCCTAAATTTATTAAAGTCAACAACGTTACTTGGTGTTTTTGCAGGAGTTGTTTTTAAAGCCTGTAATTTTTCTATTACCGAGTTTGGTGTATCCTTTGCTGTGACCTCAATGCCGTTTTCTTTTGCAATCCGTTTAAGATTGTTGGTCATCATGGCTGGTGTGCCACCAGCTTCTACGCTTTTTAATAATGTTTCAGCGTCAGGAGTTAATACAGTCCCTTCTGCTTTTTGTTGTTCGTCTTTCTTTAATTGATCGTAGACATCTTCTTCTCGTACTCCAGCATCTGCAGCAAGTCGGTTAATTCTATCCAGGTCTGTCTCGGTAAGTTCTGGAGCTCCGGTGTCAACTGGACCTTTTCCGAGTTCTTCTTGGCTAGATACTGAAACGCTAGGCTCACTTGTTCTGGTGTCAATTGATGTGCTTTCATCTTGCATCTCCTTACGAGCTCTATTGGTAGCCGCTACAACAGTGTCTATTTCTTCTTCAGTAGGGTCCCTACCAAGTTGAGTTGCTAAATCCCCAGCTATAATTTCTCTACGGTCGGCATCAAGTTGTCGTTGCTCTAATCTTTCACGACGCCCTTCTAAGTATGCTCCGGCACCGGCACCGGCTGCACCAAATGCACCACCACCTACTGCACCACGTACAGACGATTCAATGAGTCGGTTGAACTCTTTGCTACCCCAGACTTCTGGGTTTTCTTGGACAAACTTCTCGGCTGCAATACTAATTGCTTCTTGTGCGCCCTCAGTTAAACCTTCAGTACCTGCGCCTGTTACGGTAGCACCGACTACTTTTCTAGCCAGTGGCGATGGCATGCCAGACTTCTCAAGTAAGTTCTCAACAACGCCGGCTTTGACGTTTGGTCCTAGCTGTCTAAGTATGGCTACGGGTAAGATTGAATCCAAGGCTGCAGAAATTGATCCTGCTAAGGCAGCGGCGGCTGGTTCCATTTGCCCACCAGTTTCCTCGAATATATTTTGAAAAACTTCAGGAGCGTTAAGTGCATAAGAACCAAGGAACGCACCACCAATCTGACCACGCATAGCACCTTCAGCAGTCTTCATACCTGCATATCTAGCGCCAGCTTGTGTAGCAGCTTCACGTTCAGCTAATTTTTTAGCAGCTGCGGTAGCAGCCATACGCCCACCGACCGCACCAAGTCCAGCACCAGGTACCAAAGCCGTAGCCATACCGGGTACTTGTTCTAAGGCTGTTTCTAAAGCAAACGGTAGGTAGTCACCAATGCCTTTTACATCTTCTAGGGATTTGTAACGAGCACCATACTTTTGCTCAATTTCTTTTTGTGTTTCAGCAGCTTCTGCCATTTGACGAGCTGCATACTCGTCGGCTCCAACGGCACTTGCTGCCATGGCTGGTAATACGTCACCAAGTAAAGACCCTGTTTGTTTAGCTCCACGAGCAAGGGCACGACCAGCCATACTAAATATGCCGGTGTCTTTAGTTGGTTCTGGCTTGGCTACGGCTGCAGGTGCCCCAATACCAAACTTATTACGAATAGCTTCTTTGGTTGCGTCGTTTGCATCCGTGTAGTTTTTGTCCTGTGCTGAGTACTTATTAAATATTGCTTCCTTAGTAGCCTCGTTTGCATTGACGTAGTTAGGATCATTTAAGATCTCTAGCAAACTAGGCATAGTTTAAGTACCTTGCAATAGCGGATTGCGTGTGTCTACCTGCCCTTTACTACCAGACCCTCCGACACCTATTGCTTTTTCAGGATCTATCATCATATTACGTATATTTTGAAATTTTTGCATTCTATATTCATCAAAAGCTTTAATTGCTGCTGCGTCACCACTTTGTGCAGCTTTTTTAAGTTCGATGTATTTTTTATCATTATTAAAGTTTGTAAATTCTAGGCTAGCAAATGCTTTAGCAGCTTCTCGATTAGCCGTCATTTTTGCAGTGTCGTCCTGTAATGAAGCTGCTCGTTTAAATCCTTCAAACGTAGGTGTACGCCCTGCCGCTTTTTCGCCTTCTGCATATAGTGCATATTGCTTTTCAAAGTCACTAGGTCTAGAAGCAGATATACCAGCAACCTTAAGTTGATTCTGCATTTCAGCGAGTCTAAGTTGACGGTTCTCGGCGTTATCAAAAGCTTTCTGGGCAGCATCCAAGTTACCACGCTTCTCAAGTCTGCGACCTTTTTCAATGTCGGCTTGCATTTTAGTAAGCTCAAGGTCCATGCTTTCTCTGGCTTTTTTGGCTGCGTCCCTGGCTTCACCATATGTACCAATAGCTTTAGTTGCACCCTGCAAGAACCCACCAGGGGATGCTTCAGTGCCAAATTTAACAAAAGCTTGACGCAGTGCAGCAAGATCATCTTGTCTTTCACGTTTGCCCATACCAGCTAGACGTTCAGCAAGCTTAGCTTCAAGGCTTTCACCTACTTTGCTTGGACCGCCCATTAGGCGCTCTTGTTCTGCCATTTGTTGCTCTAAGCTCTTAATGCCTGTCAATGCAGCAATACCACGTTCTGCTGGGGCACCGCCTTCTGTTTTGGCTGCTGGTGGTTTTGCTTCTGGTTTTGGTGCTGCTGCGGCAGCTGGAGCTGGGGTAGGTGGAGCTACTTTGTCCCTAAGCATTGGGTTTGAAGCCAACATGCGCTCGGCTGCAACTGGAGACGTTTCTTTTAAGAAATTATATTGGTCAACATCTTTTTGTAACTGTAATTGCTCCATGCGTAGCTGATCCATGCTTTCATCTTGTCCACCAAACTCAGGGCTAAGCATACTTAATCCACCAGGAGCAAAAGCTACAATGCCACCACCAGCCATACCTTGAGATTCAAACGCCGGACCGCCAGCCATAGCAATACCTGACATACGAGCTTTGTCTTGAGTTTTTTCTTGCAGCGCCTCAGCAAATATTTGGCGTTCGCCCGCAGTTAATGTTGGATCACGAAGGCGTTCTTGTAATTGTGCAACGCTAAGTTTGTCAGCCATGGCTTCTAGTTCTGGATCTGAAATAGCGCCACCATATTTATAGGCATTAGCTATACCGCCTTCAGCCATTTTAATAACGCCACCTTCTTTACGCCCAAATAATGTAGCCGCAGCTCCAGTTAAACCAATTCCTTGCTGCAACGCAGTAGGCTGAGCCTGATAAAGCTGAGTAGTTTGAGTTTGTAGTGGTAGACCACGCAACATGGCATTCATCAAACCAAGCTGCATAAACGGATACTGCTGAGCAATAGCGTAATCTTGGATAGCCTGATTAATCTTCTGTTGCTCAAGTGCTTGTTGTTGTGCACCCATCTGAGACTGCAATCCGATGATTTCTTTTTGGGCGCCGAGTTGTTGTCCGCCTAACTGACCTAAAGTCCCTGCTGCTTGTGTAGCAGCACCTAAACCGCCAAGAGCGCCTTGACGACCTTGTAAGCCAAGATTAGCCCCAAACTGTTGAGCTTGTTGAGCTTGTTGGAAAGCTGACTGCCGCCCTTGTGCTTCAATGCCTTGAAGCTGACTCATTAAGTTACGTTCTGCTTCGGATTCAGCAATAGCCTGACGAGACCCACCAAAAGCACCTGCTCCTACTGCTTGTGCACGACGCATTGGCTGCCCGATTTGATAGTCACGCAAAGCTTGCATCTTTTGATAGTCGACCACATTTTGCATGTAAGGCGACATATAAGCTTGCTGCGCCGCAGGGCTTGTTGCCATTTGAGCGTATTCTTGTCCTGCTCCAGCCATTTGACGAGCCAAACCTAAACCACCCATGCCTGACATACCAGCTAATCCAGTAGCAGCACCAAGTTGTCCAGGAGTTTGTAAACCATATGCAGCTTGTTGTGCTTGCTGCTGAAGTGGAGAAAAGCCAGCTACATAGTCTTGTACATTAGTGCTATAAGGTCTGTATGGCCTAAAACCAGTCATGTCCTCGTTATATATCTGAGCCTGAGTAGACTGCAGCATGTTTTCGACATATGGTCGAGCATATTCAGGAATGTTGGTTTGGTATGAAGTCGTTTGAGTAGGGGCACCGCCGCCGCCAGAACCGCCGCCAAACGGAGTGCGTCTTCCTTCCCAGGTCCAACCGCTATGTTTTGATCTCAAAATGCTCATAATTTTGCCTCTACAATTCTGTAGCGTTCTTTAAACCCGTACCGTGACCACAATCTTGCAATTGCTTCTCTAGCGGCACCTTGTATTTTAGTAGCCCCATATGCCTTAAGTAAATCAGAAAATTGTTTATACGTATCTGGATTACTTATTAATTTACCACCCATTGCTATAACAAATGCCACTCTATCATTTGGCATGTTAAAAAAATTTATTGCTGCTGCACCATGAATCTTATTTTCTTCGTCTGCTGCAACTACTAGTAACCAATCACCTCTAGCCAGATACCCTTTAGCCTGCTCAACCGTATAGTCATCTTCGCCCCATTTAAGTGCTTCTGCCAGAAACCCCTCAACCAAAGGCCAAGTCTGGTGAAAATGGGTTACGTTGACTGACTGAACGCTTAAATTCATGCAGGCATATACCGCTCGGCTTTAACTGCAGGAGCTTGTTTCTTTTTACCGGTTCTAGCCTTACGAATCTTGTCCATCATGGCGTAAAGCTTTCTAGCACCAGCATCAGTAGAGCCATTACCTAAGTGGCTAACCACGTCGGCTGGAACTACAAATTCCCCATCAGCAAGACGGGCGGGCTGTTTGTTACCGATAGAAGCAGGAATAGAATCAGACATACCGTCACCAGGACCTTTAAGCATTCTGCCGCCATCTGAGTACCCTCCTAGACTGGACATAATTCCACCTTTAGCGGCTTCTTCAACATTACCTAAAGGTTTGGCTGCTGCTTTAAGTGCGGGTAAACCCTTAATATTGGCTTTCTTTTGCATCGCATTTAAGCGAGTCATAGCTGCTGTAAACGCATCTTGTCTTGCAGTAGCGGGGTCAGTGTCTTTATATACACCAGCATCTCCTTTAGGTAGTCTAGCTACCCCACCTGTGTTCATTAGCATTGGGTTAGACCGCTCATAAGCAGGGGCATCTGTAACTAACTCAGCACTAACTGGGCGTTGAATTGGGGTGGCATACTGGGTTTTATCAATCATGCCTTGTGGGTATAAACCACCTTGTGGGTTCATAGCCGTGTTCATCATAGACATACGCTCTACAGGACCACCAGCTTGATACGACTGCATAATGCCGCCCTCGGCAGCATATCTTGGGTAAGTTGCACTGTAATATGGGTTGGGTCTTGGGGGTTCGTAGGCTTGAAAATTAGGCGATAGGCGCTTTAAAGGACTTACATAATTATCTTGTGGTCCAGTTTGTTGCTCATCTTGTAACAAACCATATGCGGGTAAACCCTGAATAGCCATCCGACCGATTGTTCCTTGGTCTTGGTAAAAGGTATCTGGTTTTACACCTATTGTTCTTGAAGCACCACCTCTAGCCGCAGCTTCAGCGTCAAATAATGCTTGTGTATTTGGAGCCCCTCCAGGTAATGCAGAAGAGCCCTCTGGGAATACACCTTGCCCACGAGCTATTGCGTCTAATTCTGTTGCAGAATATCCTGGAGTTGGAGCTATGCCTGGGGGTAAAGTTCCTGGTGGTACGGTTGGTTGTCCAGCTAGACCAGAATATACATTAGACACATCGGGGGTTGAAGGTAAACCAGTAGCTGTATTTAATGTAGCCTCCGTAGAAGCTTTTGCGGCTTGTTCAGCAAATTGTTGTCCAGCTTGAGTGCCGGCAGTTTCTGCTGTTTTTTGAGAAATGTCGGATAAAAGGTTTGGAGCGTCGGCATAAGCACCAAGACCGCCTGCAATACCACCTCCAAGACCGCCCATAAGCGCAGCTTTACCCGCATCTTTACCTTGAATAGCTGCCATACCACCACTAATAGCTGCACCAGATAAGGCTCCAGCAGCAATACCACCCGCCAAAGAAGACCCACCCAAAGCCGCAGTTAATGTCGGCGCAGCTGCACCAGCTGTTAAATATGTCAAACCAGCCGCAGCCACAATTGGGAGAATTTGTTCCAAAAAGCCAGCTTCAGGAAGCCCCGTATCTGGGTTAATTGTTAGGCTACCACCGTGTCGTAAAGCTAAAGCTTGAAGTCCTTTAACCTCACCTGGGGTCATGTGGACAAGCATCGTGTCATTTCCACGACCTTTGCTCTGTAGATAATGCGCTGTGCGGTGTAAACCCATAGCTACCTCACGGGGTTGAATTGATTGAAGTTTATCATTAATATAACGCCGAAACAAACGTTGCGGTAAGAATTACAGAAGGTGATGCAGGACTTACTGGGCTTGTTCCAGGCGGATAAGTTGCCGCTACTGTATTTCCCGAAGCAGATGCCATCATTAACTGAATATTATCCCCAGCATTTACATCTACCACTAGGTTCCAAGACACAATTGCAGCTCCTATACCGCCAGCGTGTTTTGAGGGGACTGATACAACCCCACCCGTGTAATCTATATTAGCTGTATTTTTTCTAAACCAAAGAGTTACGTTATCTATTGAGCTTGTGCAGTTTATAAGTTGAACGCTAAACTGAACGTTGTAATACCCAGCTACGGCAAAGACAACCTTAGTGGTATCAAGGGGGTCTAAGGCTACCTCGTTGCTGGTGTCTGTTGTATCAAATGGGATAGCTAAAGCCGTACTTGCAGACGCCACACCCTGAGCTTCTGATACATAAACACCAGCCGCATGAGAAGAGCCACCAGAGCCATATACAGACCGAGTAATCCCCGTAAAGGTAGTAGCTGTTTTACCTGTATATCTAATTAGCTCATCCCCAATAAGAATAGTACCAGGCAATATTTCACCAAACCCAGCCGTAGAAGCAACCACAATATTTGCCGTTGAGCTTGAGTTAGGTATTGCATTAGTTAAAGTCGTATAGCCGTTTTGATGGAATGCGCCGTTTGGAAACTGCAAAAGTCCACCACCAGAAGGCGCCAACAAAGACGCCATGCCGTTATCAATCTGGTTAAAGTACAGACGTAAGGCATTATTAAGTTGATCAATGTATTGCTGACGATAGTCTACTGGGGCAACCAGCAGATTGGGGGCTTTTGGTGGGCGTAGCGGTGCGGCTCTTGGAAGCGTCATTATCTTCTGCCGTCTGGTCGAATATCAATTCGAGGGGTACCTAACTGCCAAGCTACACCAAGGGTAGTTGACTCAATCCTAAAGCTCATCTGACGAGCCCGTAGACGTGTATACACCTGACCATCAAACTCTTGTACGTCGTAGGTGCCACGGTTTGAGTAGTTCTGGGTGCTAGCAACTTGTGGGTTATCGGCAGTACCATAAGGCGCACCAGAGTTTCTACGTGGACGTACCGTCATTGTGACGTAAGGTTGGTTTACATTAGAGCCGTTAAACGTCAAGTCAGGCAGTATGCGCCAGACAAACCCGAAATTATGTCCATCACCAATATCAAAGTCAGACGACTGGATATAAGCGTTAATTGGCACTGGGGTTAACCCTGATACGTCATCTACTGCGGCTTCATGATAGAGGATGCGGTTGTTAACTCCGTCGGCTGCCATTGGGTATTGCCGTAAACCAGAGTCTAGCCAAGCAGTGCGGTTCATTGTGCCGTAAGCCCATGTGCGCTCAAGGTAGTTGTAAATTACGTAGCTGTCAACAACGTCGCTTTCTTGTGAACAGTAGAACCACCAGATTTCGCTGTAACCCTCATTAGACCCAGCAAATACTTGGAAGGATTGGTCTTTATTAATGTCGTCAAAAATAAACTGCCAGATAGCGCAGGGTAGGGTTTCCACACGACCTGAATACATGAAGAACTTATCTGTTCCCATCCAGTAAGTAACGTTGTTAATCGTAATAGCCGAATTTGGCGACATAATTGTGATGTTGTCCTGCAACAACTGGAAGCCCCAGATATAGGGTGGTCCAAGGTACTGCATGGAGTAGATAGCCGCATCCGACCAAACCAGAATCTCCTGACGGGTTGAACGAGCCATAATGATGGTTGAGCCAATGTTTAGGCGATATTCACCAGACTGATTAGTAGCGGCTGGCACCCACTGGAAAGGGTTTTCTTGATCTGACCAACGTACTAGTAGGGGGTCAAAAGTTGTTTCAGAGTCAAGAGGATCATATGGGTTAGCGCCAAACGCAATCACAAAACGCTGGATGGCGGAACCAATAATTTGGTTTGTTATGTTAGGTACAAACTGCCCTTGAAAGCCTTCATCGGTAGAAACTTTTGCTAGTAGCTCTGCTCGTGTAGATATTCCTGCCGTTGCATTCCAATAGTAGATAGCACCGCCACGAGGAGCAATTACCAAGTCCTCACCAAAGTTGTCGTTTGTCCAAAGGCGTAATTGCTGACCAATACCTACATCAGTTGCAGACCCCCAAGGACGAATACCATATTGAGGATAAGCAACCACACTACTACCGCCACCAAGCATGCCGTAAGTTGCTGTTTTTTGGATAGTAATAGTGTACGTATTGGCATCAACGTAAGTAATTTCAAACGTAGAATTAAATAGCCCGGCTTCAAAAGTATCAAGTGGGTGTCCATAAAAACCAACACCACCAGCAGTGGTTGGGAAAGCAACAGTTCCTGAAAAACCAAAAGTTACAACTGTGCTATTTACTGCAGTAGCGCCTAAAAATGCCACCCAAACAATTGAAGCCGTACCTGTACCACTACCTACGCCTGTTGCTGTAAAAATAGTTCCAACGGTATTAGAAGCAGCGCCAATAGAAGTAAAGTTTGTAGAGCCAACTGAAACAATTTTATATTGTTGCCCTGCAATAAAAGACCCGGCGTTTGTTAAATAACCGTGTGCATTCTGAGTTACTGTAACAACGTTGCTACCAGCCGACATAGAAAATGGGTTTGCACCAAGCGCTACGGGGGTAGTAGGCGACCAAGGACCAGCACCCCAGCCGTTATTAACTGTAAATACATCGTTACCTATTGGATATAGGTACTGGATTGTTACTGTGCCACCACCAGTAGCAGTAGAAGATGCGCTTGCAGAAGCAGTAATTCTAAAAGACTGAGTTGTTATAACTGCCGTTACAGTGTATTCACCTTGAATAGTTAAACCGCCAACCGTAGCAGTGCTTGTTAAGATAACAAAATCACCAACGTTTGGTATGATGCCGCTAACCGTGTCTGTAACAGTAACTAAATTAGAACCGCTAGTAGTAGAAAAAGGGTTAGACGTTAGTGTTGTTGTAGTGTTGCCGGCACTGTTTAATAGCAAAGGCGTTATGTCGTTATATGTGCCACCGTTTTCAATATAGTATTTTTTACTGGTGCCAACACCCAATAAATTTGAACCTGCCAAAGTAGTCCAATTCCATAAAGCACGGCATACACCTTGGAAAGTATTGGTTGATAAACGAATCCAGCCGCCAATCTTTTCAGGAAAGCCAGAACGAAAGCGCACTTTATCGCAAGCATACCAACCACCTTCGTTGGAGTAGTCAGTACCTTCTCGGTTTACGCCTGGTCTAAATTGAAGTTTTTGTAATGGCATACTGGTTTACCCTAGGATAAAAATAGTGCTCGTTCATCATTTCTGCGAGTGACCAAGCCTTTTAGTACTTTACCGCCAGCTAGCGTGTATTTCAAGAACTCTTCCGCAGCGCCTTCCATATCCCCACGAATAACCTTCTGACGGAGGGTTGAGCGCTGTAATGTTCCAAGCCCAACGTTAAAGCTAAAGCTAACAAGAGCATCGAACTGACCTTGAGTGAGCTTAACGGGACAGTAGCGTTCAACACCC